ATTATGAGATCTAAAACTAAAAAGTATTCTCCAGCTGTAGTTAAGATGTCTAACTATGCTAACAACTTTGGTTGCAAAACTAAAAAAGAGGATGGTGCTTCAATGAACAAACCAAAAGAAAAAAAAATATCTAAAGACAATACTAGAGTTGAAAAACCAGCTATGCAATTTAAGTATATGGCAGGTAACAAGGCTATTAGTCCTAAGTTTAAAGGAAACGTAAAAGGAGCAGATCATTTAGATGATATGGCACGTGCTGGCTATTATAATAAAGATTATGTAAAACAAAGAAAATTAAATTCTGGTGTAATCACGATGTCTCAAAAAAACCCAGCGTTTAAATCTCCAGCTAAATCAAGATCTAAAACTACAAAATAAATTATGGGTTTTAAACTTAAAGGCGCGCCATACGATAAAAACGACATGAATATAGGTGTTTACAAACAAAACCTAACTGATGGTTCTGTTGGTAAATCTAACCATACTGGTATTATAGTACAAAATGGTATTGATCCTTCAACGGAAAAAGCAGTAATAGCTCATGAAAAAGTTCATCAAATACAACAACAAAAAGGTGAGTTAGATTATGATGATAAAAACTTTTATTGGAAAGGTAAGACATATCCAAGAGAAAATTTAGACGAACATAACGAAAATCTACCGTGGGAAAAAGAAGCCTACAAAGAAAGTAATAAACAAATAAAAGATCAAAACAAAGAAATGGGATCAAATAAATTCAAACTAAAAGGACACAGAGGCAATAACAGCCCCTTTAAACATTTAATGGAAAGAGGTTTAATTGGTCCTAATTTAAAATCAGGATCATCTATGAATCCAGGTTTTGATAAATTACCTAAAGCAGTTCAAAATAAAATATTAAAAAAAGATGGCGCATCAATGATGGATCGCTACGGACCTTCTGCAGAAATGTGTGGGCCTGACGGTGGTGACACTTGTGATATGAGCGCTAAAGCTAAAACAGCTGATAAAGGTAAAACAACAAAAAAAATTAGTTTAAAAAGGAAACAAAAAGACCCTTCTAAAAAGAAAAAATATTTAGTTGAAGATCAAGTAACTAAAACAACTTCAAAAGGTGCTGTAGATATATATTCTCCTGAAGGACAACTAAGAACTACTAAAGCTAGAAAAGAAAACAAAAACCAAGTAAATGCTGGTAAAAAAGAGATAGCAGCAAATGAAGCTAAGGTTAAAAAGAAATATTTAAGCAGTGGTCAAAACTCTAGTGATAAATTTAAGGACTCTGCTAGCAAAGTTTTTGATAAAAACTACGAAGGCGGTGAAAACAACATTGTTGGTAGTGAAAAAACTGTTTCTAAATATAAGAAGAAAGCTAGTAAAAAAGCAGCAAACACTAAAGGAAGAGATTTTGCAAAAGATAAATTCAAGAAAAGTGTAACTACTAGAAAAGGTAGTGATACAGGTAAGGTTGGTGATAGTTTAGATCCAAATGCTAAAAATGCAAAAGGTAGAACTCAAGTAACAGGAACAGCTAAAACTAAAAATAGAGTATTAAAGAAAGGTACTAAAACTAAATCTTTTAAATTAGAAGGAACTGAAGGTTCTGGAAAAGCGGTTGGAGAGAAAAATCTTGAAAGAAAAAATAAAAGATTTACAAGACAAGTTACAGGAAACGCTATGAAGGCTGATAAAGAAACCAAGAGCTCTAGAACTGAAAACCGTAACATGGAATACCGTAAAAAAGCTAATAAACGTAGTGCAGCAGATAAGATTAAAGCAGGAGTTACTGGTAATCCAGAAGTTACAAAAAGTAAAACTTCTAAGTTTAATAAGGTTAGAAAAGAAGTTACATCTGCTAAAAGAAAGAAAAAAGTATCAGGCATGTTGCGCTAATGTAAAGGTGAATTTTTAACATGTAATTATATATATAACAGAACATTATAAACCAAAAAACCAATATATATGAAAAACTTATTATTAACATTATTTACTGTATCTTCTATTATAGGTACTACGCAAACACAATGCTACACTAAACAGCAATACAAATTATTAAAAAAATCAAGAAAAGTTGAATTTGATATTAACGCTTTAGATAATTTAGAATTTAACAAAAAAGATACTGTATTTTTAAATCATGAAACTGTTAAATATAGTAAGCATGATATTAACATATACATTATTAAGATGGATAATATTGATCACGGTCAAGATGTTGAATTAGATTATTATTTCTTAGAAAAAAATATTTTTCAATCTTTATTTAAAGGTCCATTTAGAGAAGTAGGTGGTGATATTTTTAATTTATATGTTGTTTGGAATTTAAAAGAAAATGAATATATTCATGAGTTATTATGAAAAAAACATTTAATGAAACTAAAATAGGTGCTTTTTTATCAAGCAAAGCACCTAAAGTACTTCAAGCTTTAGGCGATGTACTTCCTAATCAAGGTACTCTTGGTGTAGTAAAAAACCTTATATCAAGTGATACTAAGATCAAGGCTGTTGATAAAGAACAAGCTATGAAGCTTATAGAGCAGGATATAGCTGAAATGAAAGAAGTATCTAGCAGGTGGAGGTCTGATATGAAATCAGACTCATGGCTAAGCAAGAACACTAGACCATTAGCTTTAGTGTTTTTAACAGTTTCTGCAGTTTTCATGATGGCTGTAGATTCTTTTCATCTACAATTTAACGTAGACGAATCATGGATAAACTTATTAAAAACATTGCTGGTAACAGTTTATGTAGCATACTTCGGAAGTCGTGGTGCTGAAAAAATAACAAAAATAAATAAATAAAAATGGACGGTTTACAAGGAAATATGATGGCTCAACCAAGAGTGTTTGGTCACGATGCCGTAGCTTTAACAGCTGGAACAGGCGCAATAGCTAACACATCTGAAAGAGGAGTAGTTATATATAGCGGAAAATCTTCAGCACAAGATATTACTATTACAACAGAAGCTGGTAATGACGTTATATTTAAAAACGTACAACCAGGAACAGTCGTAGGTGATAAAACACCTATGCTAGCTATTAAATTAAAAGTTGGAACAGACTGTGTAGCTATATATTAAAACAATAAAATAAAATAAAATCAAATAAAATCAAATAAAATGAGTAAAAAAACAAATTCAATAAGTAAAAAACAACTATTACTAATAAAAGAACAACAGCTAAAAAATTCTCAATTAAACGAGAAGATAGGTGTAATATCTAGACAATACCATGCTGTACTACACGAAGCAGCAGAGCTAGATAAAGTTATTGATGAAACTAAAAACGAGTTAGAAGCCGAATATGGTGCTGTAAATATTAACTTAATAGATGGCACTTATACTTTTATAGAACAAGATGTCTAAAATAAGAAAAATTAGCATAGGCTCTGATTATAAAAATGATGCAATGCATTATTCCTTAGGACAAGAGGTTTATGGTGGACATACTATTAGTGATATTCTTTTTGAAGATCAAGATCAATCATACAATATTTTTATAACTAAAAATGATGAAGTCTTGCCTTGGAAAAAATTTAATGCTAATATGTCAATATCTGTAGAGTATCATTTGTCGTATTGATGAAAAGCTTGTATAGCTTTATTGTTAAACCTTTAAAACAAAGATATGACAATATACGACAAGTTGATGGTGATAACCTTATTATCAATACTAGCATTGAAGACCATAGATTTATTAGTAAAAAAGCTGTAGTAGTTTCAACTCCTGCAGCTTATACTACTAAAATAAATGTAGGAGATGAATTATATATTCATCATAATATATTTAGAAGGTGGTATGATCAAAAAGGTAAAGAAAGAAATAGCTCTACTTATTTTAAAGATGACTTATACTTCGTGTTGCCTGATCAAATTTATATGTATAATTTAAAATCACATTTAAATTATTGCTTTGTAAAACCTATAAAAAACCAAAGTATCTTAGAGAATAGAAAAGAACAACCTAATGTTGGTATTGTTAAGTATAGTAATACTTCATTAGAAGCCGTAGGAATAACACCTGGGACACTTATTACGTTTACACCTAACTCTGAGTTTGAGTTTATTATTGAAGGTGAACGTCTTTATTGTATGAAATCAAATGATATAGCTTTAACGCATGAATACCAAGGAAACGAAGAAGAAAATAATCCAAGCTGGGCAAAAAGCAGTTGAGGAACTTATTAAGGTAGCAAAAGAAAAGATTGTAGACTCAGACGATGATGTAAGCGCTGATAGATTAAAAAATGCTGCCGCTACTAAAAAGCTGGCTATATTTGATGCTTTTGAAATATTGAACAGAATACAGTTAGAAGAGGATATTTTAAATGAAAAACCAAAAGAAGTTAAAGAACAAAAAACTTTTAGAGGTTTTGCAGAAGGGAGAAGCAAGTGAGCTATAATCAAAATCTTTGGGAAGAAGTTAATGACATTGTAAATCCTAAGATATTAGCTAAAAACAATAGATTTAAAAAATGGGATTATGGTTATAATTCTGATTATGATTTTATAGTAATAAGTAAAACTGGAAAAATTGGACAAATCATTGAAATACAGAATCTCAGGATTGCTCTACCAGCAACAGATAAACCGTTTAAACGAAGTGAAAAAAAAGCGGAACAATACTGGGAAAGACAAGACTATCCAAAAGAATTAAGTAGGATAAAGAGTAGATTTGACTGGGAAGAATACCCGCCAGAGTTTAAAGAAAAATGGTATGACTATATCGATGAAGAATTTAAAAGAAGAGAAAATGGTTATTGGTTTTACAATAACGGCGTGGCTAATTACATTACTGGTACTCATTACATGTACCTCCAATGGTCAAAAATCGATATTGGAGCACCAGACTATAGAGAAGCAAACAGACTCTTCTTTATATTTTGGGAAGCATGTAAAGCAGATACAAGATGCTACGGAATGTGTTATCTCAAAAACAGACGATCTGGATTCTCTTTTATGTCAAGCGCGGAACTTGTTAACCAAGCTACAATATCTTCCGACTCAAGATTCGGTATACTTTCCAAATCTGGAGCAGATGCCAAAAAAATGTTTACAGATAAAGTTGTACCCATATCAGTTAACTACCCGTTCTTTTTTAAACCCATTCAAGATGGTATGGACAGGCCAAAAACTGA